ACAAACCCATCGTCGAGCAAGTCATGCCAGATCTTAACCGCCCCATAGCGCTTCCCGCTATTCTCCCAGAAATGGGTGATCCTAGTCATTATGATGGCATCACGCTTTGCTCGATCCGATGCCTTCTTGGGATAACGATCAATCGACTTGCGGTGGTAATAGGTGGAAGGCGCGATCGGCAAAACATTGCAAATCACCTCGACGCCAAGATGATCACGGTGGTCATCTATAAACATGATCATCTCTTCCGTAGGCGGTCGAGGTCCGCCGCCGCGAAAAAAGCTGACGCCTTACGAAGGATATCATTCGCTTGACGAAGCTCACGGATTTCCCGCTGAAGTTCCTTCATCTGCGCCCGCTCTGACAACGTCAGACCCTCCCGATCTCCTGTCTCAATCGATTGTTTATTAACCCAGTCCCGAAGCGTTTCGGGGCTGCATCCTATCTTCTTCGAAATCGATCTGAAGCACTCAGATCGCGTCCGATAATCCGCTTCATTCTCAAGCACCAAGCGCACTGCGCGCGCCCGGACTTCTGTTGAAAAACGGTTTCCTGAATTTCCTTTGATCATGACTTATCTTCCAAGCTTTATGATCTCCGGTAAACCCGGTCTGGTTCACATGCGCGTCTTGATGGGATTATCGCTTGCCTTCAAATCATGTCCGATGATCCCGCCTTATGTGGATCACAGCGCACCGCCGCAGCCTATCAGGCGTGCATCGCTGGTGCTGAAGATTGCCTGAAAGAAGCAATAGCTGCCACAAGCCGTATGTGCGCCAATCATGGGGAGGCGGTGCTATGAGCCACAAAGCGACGAATTGGGCCATTCAGCAGCGTGGGTTGAAGCCTTCAACGAAAATCATCTTGTGGTTCTTATCGGACTGTCACAACTCCCACACGGGGCGCTGTGATCCGTGTCAGGCGACTTTGGCTGAGGAATGTGAGATGTCACGTTCCACGGTGAACTTGCATCTGGCGGACCTCGAAAAGCGCGGCTTGATCCGTCGAATTCAGCGATCAAATGCGGCCACAAAAACCAAAAAAAGCACCCTCTATATTTTGGCGCTGGACGACGAAAAACCGCAAAATGTTGAAAAAGCCGTGTCCGAAAATAGGACACGGGATTCAGGCAAAGCCGTGTCCGAAAAAACCGCAAAGCCGTGTCCGAAAAAAGGCCGATCCCGTGTCCGACCCATCGGACATAAACCTGTAAAGAACCTGGAAAGAACCAGCGCGGGTGCGCGCGAGGGTGTTCAAAAAGCGTCTAACATCGCTTGTTTCTGGGCAGAGAAGATCAACTCAGGGAAGTCGATCACAGGTTCAGCAATCAATGCAGGACTGGCACGGGAAATGATCGCAGCGGGTTTGGTGACGGAAGAACAATTACGAAAGCTCCGCGTCACTTTTTGACGTTGGATTTGCAGAGAAAGGCCAGAGCATGACTGAGACAGCAGAGACAAAGCGCGACCGTGTACGCCGGTTGTTGATCGATCCCTTGGCGGATATTGGCTTTCGCTTTCCCAAGGGCGTGAAAGCTGAGAAGGCGCAAAAGGATCTGGATCGAATTGCCGATGGTCTGGCCTATCTGTCGGATGAGAACCTCAAGCGTCTGCGGCACAGTTTGAAAACCAAGGGCGAAGGCTCGGCCAAGTGTTTCTGGCCATGCTATGCGACGATCACTGGTTTGGCCGAAGTTGCGCAAGCCCGTCCGTTGAAGCACGAGTCAAACTTGCTGAGTTGGTTTGCGTCACGCGCCGGGGCTGAGGCGTTGGATGCTGGGCGGCTGGTTGCAGAGTTTCAGTTCTTTGAGCGCCACAAGCGGCCACCTGTGAACGAATCCGATAAGCGCACCATCGCCCGCGAGGCTGCTGAATGTGGCGACCGGGTGATGCGGATAGAGGACAAGCTGAACCGGAAAGTCACGCTGGCCGCTGATGATCAAGGTTTCATTGATTGGTACCGCGCCAAGCTGACCTATTGCACCAACCTCGTGAACGGGGGCGTCGAATGTTCATGAGTGAAATTTCTGCCCGTGAAATGCAGTGGTTTGCAGTTCGGATGAAGCCGCGTGCAAACGGTGGCCCGCGCACGTCGGTTGTTGATGTGGAAAAGGAAAAATATGTTGGGCGGGCAGGGAAGCCGGGCTATCGCCGGGTGAAGGGCACGGGGCGGCGTGTGTTTCTTCCTGAACATCTTTTGACACGTGCGGGCTTTGAGGTTTTCTTGCCGGTGAAGCAGGTCTGGCGCATTAAAAACCGTTTCACCAAAGAGAAACAGTTGGTGTCGGTGCCATTGCTGGCGGATTGGATGTTCGTCGGTTGGGCTGCGGATGAGACACGATGGTTAGAGTTGATGGGGTTTGATGTCGTTGCTGGCGTAATGGGCACAGGTGGCCGGCCAATCCAGATGTCGGACGTCGTGATGCAGCGATTGATGGTGCAATACGGAAATAGCCGTGTAGCACATTCTGTTAAACGACGTGTTGCCGCGCGTCGTGCGTGTGGGATTGGTGACAAGGCGCAGGTGATCGATGGGCCATTTGCAGGTGAGGGTGTCCGGGTGGTCGATATTTCCGGCCAAACAGCGAAAGTGATGCTTAATATCTTAGGCGGCGATATTGAGGTGGAGATTTGCACAGACCTTTTGACTTTATGTTCCAACGACTGCTAGCAGCCCAATGCAGACCCATGCCACTAAAATTGTCAATTTGTAGGCCCGAAGCAGTGAAAGTCAGGAACGCGTTGAAAGCCGCCATTCCTAAAGTGTAGATCATTGTTTAGTCACAGTATTGATCAGACAATCTATTCCAGAATTCCTCAAGCGCCGGGAAGCGTACGTTATCTCGGCGGGCCGCACAGATATTCCATGTCATATCTTCAACAGTACGGATTTCTTTCAGCAGGCCAAGTTTGCGGTGTTGTTCAAAATCTTCTAGCATTCCCCCACAAATCAGATCAGCCCGACAGGCGATATTATTCAATAGTGCATAATCATCACTTTCGACCTGAGGCATATGGCCAACATGCTTTCGCGCAGCTTCAGTGTCCCCAAGAAGCTTTGCGATCTGATTGCGCCAGTACTTTGGCAAGTGGCCTGTTGCAACTGGATGACTGAATATGTCCGCAATAGTCACTTTTTTCTGCATGTGCAAAGGATGCTGCGGGCGCGCCCAGAACGCCGTCCTGCGCTTTCTCAGAATCTTTATCTCCAGGCCGCTCAGATCGGGTGTATGTGTTAAATCACAAACGGCAAGATCGACTGTCCCGGTACGCAGAGCTTCAAGTGGCTCTTTCGACGCCCGGACGTTAATCAACGCACGAAATCCCGGAAAGTCAGACAACATGTCGGCTATAAGTGGTGCGATCACAGTTTTTGTGGCGAGCGGCCCGCTTCCAATATTGACCAGACTTGGCCCTCCGGCCCGCAGGCGCTCTGCATTGGCTTTGAACTGAGAAAGAGATTCATCCAGATCATCCAGCATTTTCAGAAATGCTTTCCCGGCCGATGTCGGGAAAATCCCCTGTCTGCTTCGCTCAAACAGGCTCTGTTCAGCATATTCCTCTGCCTGACTGATATAGCGGGAGAAGCTTGCGGCTGAAGTTCCCATCACCTCAGCCGAGATGCGGAAGCTATTGTGTTGTGATAATATGCGGGCGGCTTCAGCCGCCTTCAGATCGATCATAAGTTGTCTCGCAGTTTTAGTTTATAAACCCGGTTCAAAACTAAGGAACGCACTACGGGTCCCCTGAAATGCACCTTCACGATTGCCATCATGGGTTGATTTACCCAATCTCACTTCAATTTGACGTAAATGTGTCTGAAACAGTTTTTTTTACCTAAATACAATGAATCTCCGGGCCGTGCGGGGTGATGCATACAGTCAGTCCCATCTAACTTCACAGGCTCTCTCGGTTGATTTCACTATATGGAACCTAGCGTCCTTCTGTTGAAATTAGGCCGTAAAACAGTGGACCTCCTCAACAAGGGGCAAGTAGGTTATCCGGGTAACGAGTGTACTTTTTCTAAGTGAACCTGTGCTGAGCGCTGTGTGAACATCCTCATGCATGGCGCTGCATTGCCGACGTCGGATTGTTGGCAAGAGTGCGACGAATAACAAAGAGCGCCTTTCAGCTCCTTTCAGCTCCTGGCGGTTGCTGGCAGGCGTGCATGAATTTGCAATGAGTATGCTCGTTACACCCGATAAGGAGCGACCTTTAGAAAGCGGGACGTGAAAATGTTAATCTCCTGCCTGATATTCGTCACATTTCAATTCATACGCAACGGCCCTTTAAAAGTTCTGAGGCGTCTGCTGAAAGGGACCGAAACTCTGAAAGAGCACGACCTGTCCTAGCACTTTTATCTGCTTTCTATCACAAACCTCAAAACACGCACACGCCCTGGGCAATACCTCCGCACTGTACATCTACAGTGCGGTTTTCGCATTTTTGCCATCTGACGTCGGGCATTCAATCGGAAGCCAGACCAGGTTTCAGAATCCTGGCCTTAGGTCTCACCTGCTGAAATCAAAGCAGTTTTCGATATTCCGGCAATCAAATACCTGCAAATGATCAGATCGAACGCGGAATCACGGGTCCATTGATTGTGACCCCAGGCAAGGTCGGAGGTGTGTCCATGGCAGTTTTTGACATCTGTCACCACATAGGCGCAGGCAGCGTATTGTTTGTTTCTGAACTTCTGTCCCGTCATCCCCTGCATTTGAAAAGTAAATTGGCCCCCGTGATTGCGCGTTCATCCGGGGCACTGCAGCGACGCAACCATCCAATAGCAAACGCGATCTGCGAACCGCCGCTCACTCCCGAGTGTTAACGACTAGATAGTTGAGGTTTAGATAATGACAATGTTCCAAGTTACGGCGGGCGATGCTCTCATCGTCACCGATCAGAATGTAAGTACTGTGAATGGCACGGTGCCCACCAACCTTCTGACTGGCATTCAGCCGCTTCAGGGCGACAACACACTGATCCAGCGACGATAGATGACGGCGAATACTCCCGCACATTTTAATTTTCAGAGATCGATACCGCCTGCCGGATTTCTCTCTACCCAGTAAAAGGTAACACAACATGACAGGTATAGCGCTTACAGGCCCCAACGGGGGAACATTTCTCAACGACGCTGGTGACACAGTTACGTGGACTATATCGAATGGAGACATTGCCACCGCACCAGATGGTTCATCTGTCTTTACCCCCGACGCAAGTAATCCGGATCGTATTTGGAACGACCGGTCAGATAAGTATATAATTGGTACGAGTGGCCGGAGAGATGGCTTTCTGGAATTTTCTCAGGAAGTATCTGGGCTGGAGATTGCGTTTCATATTTCTTTTGATGACAATGAGACAGTTCATGTTATCCTTGACGGCCAATTGGTAGATGTCTCAGACCTTGTTGCAAGTGGCGAAGCGACTTGGACCGGATCACAAACAACCATCAATAATGGATTTATTTCCGGGATGGAACCTGGCAGACAAACACTCGTGATTACCCGCCCATTCACGTCAATTGGGCTTGACCACAATGTGACACAGAGGGGGGTTGGCTTTGATCTAATCATAGACAGTGCGCCACCACCAGTAGTTTGTTTTTCTATTGAGACAATGATTGCAACAAGTTCTGGACTTGAGGCAATAGAAAATCTCAACAAAGGAGATATGGTTCTGACCATGGATCACGGCTACCAGAAACTGAAATGGCTCGGGTCGCGCAAAATCTCGATGGTACAGCTTATGTCAAATCCGAAACTGCGTCCGGTCCGCATCACCGCCGGGGCGCTTGGGCAGGGTCTGCCAGAACGTGACCTTCTTGTCTCGCGTCAACACCGCATGCTGGTCCGCTCACATATTGCCAAACGGATTTTTGATCAGGATGAAGTTCTGGTCCCGGCGATCAAACTATGTGAGTTGCCAAGCATCTTTGTCGATGAGGAGGTGAAGGAAGTGGAATATTTTCACATGCTTTTTGATGCTCATGAAGTCGTCTATGCAGAAGGCGCACCCAGTGAAAGCCTTTACACTGGCCCGGAAGCGCTGAAGGCTCTTTCAGTTCAGGCCCGAGAGGAAATATTCGCACTGTTTCCCGAGATGGCCGAGCCTGACTATCTTCCCATAGCTGCAAGGCCCTTTCCAGCGGGAAAGAAGCAGAAGCAACTCGTGGAGCGGCACAAGAAAAACAGCCGGGAGCTTCTGTTTGCCTGAGGCGCTGAGAACTTAAAGAGGACTCACCTTGAGAACTCCAGTGCCACTGTCCGCTTTACCAGGGGAGCGGACAGTGGCCTGAAAACTGAAACGAAGCTTCGGGCAGACTTTGCAAATGTCACTTTCTGCCCATTGCCGCCATCTGTTTGCTGTGTTGCGCTTAACGTTCTGCGTTCGATTGTTAAGCTGCAAAGGACAAAAGCTGGTGCAGCTGTCCTTCAAAATCGTCAACAGCCCGCCATCGCGAAGCCTTTGTTAAGCCTCGGATTTTAATTCAACGGACTTATTGTCCGAGGATGTTAAGTGTTAAACGCAAATTGTTAAGGGTGTTGACAGATGCAGGCTGTTCGATTTAGAAGCGAAACAGGATGACCAGTGGTCCCTGTCAAATGAAGTAATCACAGCGAAAGCTGGAAGTGACACACCAAGGCCCGGAACACGGTGAACAGGCAATAGCCGATCACCGCGTTTAAAATTAAGAGATATGTCTAATCACAAAGCCCGGCGGTAACGTCCGGGCTATTTTTTTGCGTGGCATCGGCATCGGGGGATGCGCGATGCTTTGAGTGAATAGCGCTTAGAAATCCAACTGAGGAGGTGCGCCATGTATCGCGGGGTAATGCTCGCAGGGCAGGGTCTGCCTGATATTTTACGATGCGGGGTGTCCAATGTTCAAAGTTGGTGAGGTTGACGTCAAAGGCTTGAAGCAATTCGACAATTTGTTGGGGGCTTTGGGCCAAGATGGACCTAAGGTGGTCAGTCGGGCGCTAAATCGCACCGGGGATATGGCGCGCACGAAAGTTGTTCGGGAGCTTTCTAAACAAACAGGGTTGCCACAAAAGACCATCCGCGAAGCTGTGAAGGTCGATAGGTCGTCTTGGCAAGATTTGGAGTATCGCCTGACGGCATCGGGCGGCGAGATGTCGCTGAAATACTTCAAAGCACGCGAAACCTTGCGGGGTGTGACGGCCAGCGTGCGTGGTAAGCGTGAGCTGTTTGAGGGATCATTCATCAAGGGTGGTAGCTTTGATCGTGGCCGTGTCGTTGCCAAAGGTTTGAACGGCCATGTCTTTCAACGCATCGGTGGGCGTACCGAATTAGAAAAGCTGAAGTCGGGTGTGTTCATCCCAGTCGAGATGGTTGAAGGCGCAACGGCCAAAGCGTTTGATGACGTGGTGTCGGACGTACTGCCGCGCCGCCTCGACCATGAAATCAATAGGTTGATCCGGTCGTAGGCTTCCCTGTCACGGTAAGAAACCGCAATATGTGCAAAGGGGAATATAGATTATGCAGGCAACGAACCAAAATTGGATGCGTGTTTACCCCGGTGGATACTGCGATATGACCCATCTATATCGAATTCGCACAACTGATATCGGTGGTGGTGCTGCGATCATCGCGACTGATATTGAAAATGCGCTGGTATTGGCTGCATCGATTATCAACACTTATGCGCATTTACCCATGAGCAGCCGGGTCGCACACTTGGAGCGCCCGCTCAAGGAAGCGTTAGAAACTTACACGCAGATGAACCAGATATTGGATACCTGATGCATACTCCAAATTCTAACTGGATGATCTTTCGGCCTGCAGGGCTGTGTGAGCGTTCAGGCCTATATGAGATAGATTGTCTCGATGCAGATGCGAATTTGCAGACCTTATTTGTTTCAATGGAGAACGCGATGCAATTCGCTGCACGCGTGTCTGCGAATTGGAACACCTTTCCGGGGCCTTTGAAAGACGAGGTGCGGCATCTGTTTGTGGAACTTGGCATTGAGGTTGAGGAGGATTTAGATGGCGAACGACCCACAATGGATACACATTGATGTAGGGGGATTTAATGGCCACACTCATCTATACCGAGTTCACATCAAGGGCATGAATGGCGAGAGAAGTACGGTGGTGATGCCGTTGGGGGACGTTCTATTTTTTGCAGCAAGGGTGCTTCTGGACTATAATGGTTTAACCAACAAATCGCGCGATTTCGAAAACATCTATAAGGGCGCGACAGGACGAAGTTCTTCGGAAAACCACTGATCAATACGTTTCCAGTTATGGAGGCTATCAGGGATATCCTTAAGCGAAAAATCAGATAAGAAATCAACGGTTCGGATAGCAACAGCGACGAAGAGTTCTGTGATCGGCTTATGGAGCTTGGGATGATCAAGTCTGGTGGTCTTCGTGGCCATGTTGGTGCGCAATGCACCATAATAGATAAACACATCGAAGACCTGTTGCTTGATCGCAAGATGATTGCCCGATTGATCGGGTCTTAAGTGCTAAGTAAGCGGCCTAAAAACTTAGGGACCGTAGTCTGTTTCTGACGCACGCGGGGCGTGAGCTGCCCGAGGGTTCGCCAGTCAGACGGGTTTTGTGAAGCCTTAACAAATTGGGATGTGGCTTAACATTTGCACTTAACGATTTGAGCAGAGAAAGACTGCGGAGGAATTTGAAACCTATGCAACTGGAACCTGAACATCTAACGCAAGCAGGTTTTGCACGGCACATGGGGGTCAGCCGAGCTGCTGTTAGTCAGTGGAAGTCTGGCGATATCTTAAGCGATGGCGCTTTCACGTTGCCAGGGCGAAAAGGAAAGGTGATTGTATCTGTTGCGGTTGAGGACGTTCGGCGAAACCGAGACATCGGGCAGTCACTTGGGAATGGGATTGAAACGCGGACGTCGACCGAGGCGGTTGCGGATGAGAAGGCGGTGCCGACTGAGGTTCAACCTGATCTTTTGCCCGTTAAACCCGAGGCCGTGGCTGTTGAACCGCCCGCAGCCCCGACACAAAAGCAACCAAAGATTGATACCGTTGAAGATCAGCTGAAGCGCGCGCGGTTGGAAGAACAACACCGCAAGAACCGCATTGGTGCTTCTGAAGAAGCACTCCAGCAGGGCTTGCTGATGTCGTCGGATGATGCGCGCGAGCAAATGTCCCGTGTGGCGGGCATGATGTTGCAGATTTTTGAAGGTGCATTGACTGATTTTGCCGCGATCACCGCGTCACAGTTCAACGTGCCGCAACGCGATGTTTTGCATACGCTAAAGAATGAGTTTCGGAAGGTTCGCAAGGCCGCGACCCAAAAGGAACAGGCGCGGATCACGGAATTAGAGAAGGCCACGATGACCTCTGTAGAATTGGATGGGTGATGCTAGATATCGCAGTCACAAACGCGGAATGGATGCTGCATGACGTCTTGGCTGATGTGTTGGATCCACCGCCGCCAGTCGACTACCTGAAATGGGCCGAAGACAACATTGTGTTCTCGGAGCGTGAAAGCGAGTTTTCCGGCCCTTATAACCGCGAACGCTTTCGTTATTTTGATGAAATCCTGAGGGCGCTGTCGCCCGATGATCCTTGCCGTATTGTGACGCTGGCCAAGTCAGCACAGCTTGGCGGCACGGTGCTTGCGAACATCTTCACGGGCGGTTCCATGGAAATGGATCCCGGTGATATTTTGTACGTCCACCCGACTGAGGAGAATGCACGGCGTTGGTCGAAGATGAAACTGTCGCCGATGTTGAAAGGCACGACGTCTCTTCGCAATATCTTCCCGATGAAAGCCCGTGATGGGCAGGATTCGGTGACCTATAAAGAGCGCCGCGATGGCCGTGGTGCCATTCTGATTTCTGGTGCGAACTCGCCTGCGTCACTTTCGCAGGTTTCCATGAGCCGACAGGTTCAAGATGACCTTGCAAAATGGGATATGAACTCTGCTGGGGATCCGGAGAACCAAGCTGACAGCCGCAGCCAAGGCCGCGAGTTTGCCAAGATTTTCAAGATCTCGACGCCAATGGTTATTCCAGGCTGTCGTATTACGGCGAACTTTGAGGCGGGAAGCCAAGAATATCCATATGCGCCATGCCCGCATTGTGGGCACATGCATGTGCTTGAGTGGGAAAACATGTTTCAAAATCTGGATGAAGATCATCCGGAGAAAGCGCATTTTAACTGTCCCGAATGTGGCTGCGTTATTGAGGATCATGACCGGGCAAAGATGGTGCCACATATCGATTGGCGGGCGTCTAATCCAAAAATGAAGCGGTTCCACCGCTCGTTTTATCTATGGTCAGCATATTCGCCGCTGCAATCTTTTGAACGGGTTGCGCGATCTTGGCTGGCTGCCAAGGGTGATCCGCTGAAAGAGCAGACGTTTTGGAATGACGTCGTGGGCAAAGCGTATCGAATTCTTGGTGAATCCCCACCATGGGAGGATCTTCGGGACCGGGCATCTGAGGCCGATTATGATCATGGCACAATTCCAGCGGGCTATCCGTTGTTGACATGTGGTGTGGATTGCCAAGGGGATCGGGTTGAATGGCAGGTGGTTGCCTGGGGGCCAAACAAGCGCCGGGCCGTGGTGGAATACGGCGTGTACAATGGGCATATTTCTGATGAGGTCTGTCAGGCAAATCTAAACGGTTTGTTGAAGCAAGGTTTTCGCAATGCTTATGGTCGCAAGATCAAAATTGATCTTCTGGCGATTGATGGGAACGCCTACACTGAGGACGTTTGGGATTGGGCACGCAAACACCCAGCTGGTCGGGTGATCATGGTGCGCGGTGTGCATCCTGAAAGCGCGCCTTTGCTGGCGCAGGTGAAAAAAGAACGCAACCGTCGCGGCAAGATTGTTCGGTATTCCAAGCGGTTCTACAACTTTGCGTCTGCGGTTATGAAAATGGCTCTCTATCGCAATTTGAAGAAAGAGGATCCGTTAGAACGTGGATTTATTGGCCTTCCCAGAGGGCTGGACGATGAGTTTTATCGCCAGATAACAGCGGAATCCCGAAAGGCTGTCAAAGCCAAGTCGGGGTTCACGCGTTATCTTTGGGTTAAAGATCCCAATCAGGCGAATGAAGGCTTGGATACGCATTTGCAAGCTGAAGCCGCCGCCACACGTTTGGGGGTGCGCAGCCTCCCGGATGCGGAATGGGAACGCTTAATGGCGGAACGTGAATGTCCGCCCGAAGATGTTCAAGCCGATTTTGAAGACCTGTTGTTGGTGACGCAACCTATGACGACGACTGAACCGCAAGATGAACCGCAGAATGATCCGGATGCTGAGAAGAAACGCATTCAGAACAAATGGAGGAAGAGATAGCTGTGACTGGCCTTATTCGACCTGATGGGACGCCATTGGTGGCATCCTCTGCTGCCAATCGCACGACAGCTCGCTATTTGCGGGATACAAAAAGTGGCGCCATTGCGTCACGCGTTGCACCACTGACCAACAGCCGGGATGATATTCGCCGGGCATGGTCGCGCAGTGCGGGCCTTGCGATGGATTTGATCCAGAATTCCGGCCGTCTGAAGGGGGCTTGTGATCAAGTCATCGCGGACACCGTTGGGGTTGGTCTGACTTTGACGCCGGACCCTGATTTGACGGGGCTGGGTTATGATGATGCGGAAAAGGCTGATTTCATCCGGTTGCTAAAACGCCGCTGGAAAGCCTATTGGCTCGACAAAAAAGAATGCGACATGCGCGGCAAGTTAAATGGCCCGCAGATGGTTGATATCGCTCTGCGTTGGGACATTGCATTTGGGGAAGTCACAGGGGTTTTTGATTTCTTTGATGACGCTGATCGCAGCCATTACGGCATTACGACGGGCACAAAGCTGTGCATGGTGTCACCGCAAAAATTGGTTCAGGAAACAAGCACGCATGAGGGGTTGTTTCAGGGGGTCCGTCATGATGGCAAAGGTCGTCCGGTTTCTTATCGTTTTGAAACCAATTCAGATGGTGTGAAGTCTAAGCGAGATTATGCGGCGTTTGATACCGATGGTCGGCCAATGGTTCTGCATGTGTTTGATCCAATGGATGCAGATGATGTGCGCGGGATCTCAAAGCTGGCACCCGCGTTTCGTAAGCATATCCAAGCGGAAATGTTGGATGATGCAACGCTGCAAATGGCGCTTCTGCAAACGATTTTTGCCATTACGATCACCAGCGACACGCCAAGTGCGGACGCTTATGAGGCGCTGGAGATCTTAAAAGAACAGGGCGGTGATGGTGTCGCATTCGGTAAGGAATATCTGGGGTATTTGTCCGGCAGTTTGGGGGCCGCTGCTGACAGCCGGATTTCGGTTGGTGCGGATCCTCAGGTGTCTCACTTGGGACCAGGGGAAAAGCTCGCTCTGGAAACTGCAAATGTGCCAGGCAAAGACTTCCTGCCATTCTCTAACAGCCTGGCGCGTGACATGGCTCGCACGATTGGGTGTTCTTATGGTGGTCTAACGATGGATTACACCGCTGCGACATATTCCAGTGTGCGCATGGAGAATTCATCGATCTGGTCTGTTGTGATGCGGCGACGTGAACGCATCGCGGCTCCGATTTGTCAGATGTCTTATGAAAACTGGCTTGATGAAGAAATCGGCGAGGGGCGTATCCCGTTTAAAGGTGGTTATCGTGCGTTTCGTGCCAATCGTCGCCGTATCTGTTGTGCGTCATGGCAAGGGCCAGCCAAACCCACGGCGGATGATTGGAAGGCTGCGCGGGCATCAAGTGAGCGGTTGGAAAACGGCACAAGTTCAATCGCAATTGAAACCGGGGATCTCGGCGTTGACAGCGATGCTTTGTTTGAAGAGCGCGAACGGGAACACGAGCGTTATCTAAAGGCCGGAATGGCTTCACCTTATGCGGCAAAGCCTGATCAGCAGGTTGTCCAAATGGAGACAGTCGAATGACGATCACCAGTACGGTCAAAATTGGCACTGACCTGATTGATATTGCTAAGCCTTGCGATGTTGTGACGGCGTTGAAGAAAATGCAGTTGAAACTTGCGGTCGGTGGCGTGCGCGAAACCGTGCGCATCGATGGCGAAGAAGTCACGTTCATGCGGGCAAATGATCGCCGCCTGGCTGCGTTGATTGCACATTACGAAAGCGAATGCGCCCGGCAAGGTGGCAGTCAAAAACGCACCCGTTACGCGAAACGCTTTCGATACACCTAATTCTTAGGAGATAAAAATGACCATTTTAGTGGATGGCGAACTCGTGCTTTACGGGTTCGTTGGTGAGAACTATTGGGGCGACGGCTTTACAGCTGGTGACGTTATTGATGCGCTGGCCGAACTGGGGCGGGATGCGGATATTACTGCTCGGATCAATTCTGGCGGTGGTTATACCGACGATGGGATCGCCATCTATAATTCGTTGCTGGCGCATAAAGGCAAGGTTTCCATTGTCATTGATGCAATGGCGGCATCTTCGGCGTCCATCATCGCAATGGCAGGTGACAGCATTTCGATGCGGGCCGGGTCAATGATGATGATCCACGATCCGGCTGGCAGTACTTGGGGCAATGCCGAGAAGCACGAAAAGTCACTTGAGCAGTTGAACAAACTGGCTGGGCTGATGGCTGAAATCTATTCAGAGCAATCTGGTGAAGACGTCGCATCGATCCGTGAAGATATGAAGGCGGAATTGTGGATGTCAGGTGAAGAAGCGGTTGAGCGGGGCTTTGCCACGGATGCTGTCGACGCGAAATCATCAAAAGTGACGGCCTTTGATTTTCGTCAATACGCCCATGCCCCGCAGAAACTTGTCGCGATGGCCAAAAACCAAAACTGGTCCTTCAAACCCAAGGCAAAAAAGGTGGCATCTGCTGCCAAAAACCAACCCAAACATAAGGAGAAATCCACTATGAAAGTAAAACCCGGAACAGGGGAACCGGCCACCGAGCAAACAACGGCGGCAACGGTATCCTCTGACGATGTGAAGGCCCGGATTAAGGCCATCACGGGAGATGATGCAGCGCAGGGCTTTGATGGTCTTGCCAAGCATTTGGCCTTTGACACTGACATGCCCGCAGATGAAGCGATCATGGCTTTGAAAGCCGCCGCATTGGATGCGCCAGCACCTGCAGGCGAAGAACCTGCCGATCCTAAGGGATATCAGGCGCGCCGCTCTGCTGCCGCTGATTTGGCACAGCCCGGTGGCGGTGCCCCGGCACCAAAAAAAGCCACCGCAACCATCGATATGGCAAGCATTTACGGCGCTCGCGTCGCCAAGAAAGAGGTTTAACAATGTCGCATAAGGTATTGAAAGCACGTGCCCTTGCGTTCCTTCTGTCGGAAGGTCCGGGCCAGATTTCACGCAACAGTGTGACCATTCCCGCAGGAACCGGGAAAGTTGGCGCAGGTACGCCAATCGGCGAGTTGACTGCAACAGCGGGCCATTTTGTTCCTTCACCAAATGCTTTGGTGGCGGGGATTGAAGGTGCCGAAGTGGCCACCGCCATTCTCGGATATTCCGTGGATGCCACGGACGCCGATGTCGAGGTCGTAGCCATCGACCGTGACGCCGAAGTCAAAATGCCAATGCTGACGTTTGATGCGTCGGTTGATGATCAAGCCAAAATTGACGCCAAGATTGCCCAGCTCAACGCTGTTGGCATCCGCGCGCGCTAAGGGAGAACTCCTATGCCTATGGAAGAAGAATTCGACATTGTAACGCTGACGGCGTCTGTGAATAACCAACCCTTTGTGCCCGGTCAGATGGGCGCGCTTGGGATTTTTGATGAAGAAGGTGTATCAACAACTTCCGTGAAGGTGGAAGAACTGGATGGCAAACTGGATATCATCGAGCCAACGGCGCGTGGTGGTCCTGGGCAAACCATCGATGATGAAGATCGTAAAAGCCGCACATTTGAAGTTGACCACTTCGAGATCAATGACTCTGTGAATGCGGATGAAGTTCAAGGCGTTCGCATGTTTGGCACCGATGGTGACCTTGAGGTCATGGAAAACCGGATTGACGGCAAATTGAAACGCCATGCGCGTTCAATGGATGTCACTTTGGAACACCAACGTGTTGGCGCTGCAAAAGGCATCATTTTGTCGGGCAAAGGTAAGATTTTGCACAACCTGTATGATGAATTTAGCATCGCTGTTCCGGCGCCTATCGTGCTGGGTTTGGGCAGCCAAGTGCCAGGGCTTGCAAGCAAGATTAAAGGCGACGTGGTTTTTGCCATCGAAGATACCTTGGATGCGTCTTATGGCCATATTCACTCAATGTGTGGGCGTGACTTCCATGCAGCGCTTTGGGATCAAAAAGAAGTTCGCGAAACCTACCTTGCTGACAATGAAGGTCACCGGTTGCGCGATGGTGCCCCTGATATCTTCACCATCGGTCATGTCACCTTTGAACGGTTTCGCACGGGTCGGCGCGCCAAAGCTGCAAACGCGAATGGTGCATTCATTGCTGATAATGAAGCGCGGGTGTTCCCTGTTGGTGTGCCTGATCTGTTTATCACGCGCTTTGCGCCGGGTGACTGGAATGGTTTGCCAAACACTGTGGGCCTGCCGCGTTATTCGCAAATGAATGCAAAGCATAACAACAAAGGCTATCATCTGGACAGTCAGATGAACGCGATTTCGCTTTGCACGCAGCCCGGCGTTTTGCGCAAACTGACGATCTAAGCCGATTTATTGAAGTGACCAAACTCAGGCCCGGTGCATATGCGCCGGGCTTTTGGTTGAATCCTCATGCGGGTTTCGCATTGGCATTCAACCGCAACAGGAGACAATCATGGCAAATGTGAAAAAGAAATGGGTGGCTTTCAAAAGCGCTACGATCATCCCGGCTGAGATGGCGGGCGAGGAAGAAGACACGAAGGTTCAGATCGGTAAGCCAGTTCATGTTCCGGCTTTCTATGCCGACAGTGTGGTTCAGGATCGCATCGCGGATCATTGCGATGCGCCGAAAAAGAAAGCAACCGCGAAGAAACCTGATGCGCCGACGGCTGATGAGATCGCAGCTGCAGAATTGGTTGATCTGATTGCCGCTGCACAATTGACTGTGACAGAGGCTCAGACGTTGTTTGATGATGCTGAGGGCGTTGAGGCGATTGAAGCGGCGGAGCTTGAACTCACGGCTGCAAAAGATGCCCTGGCTGAACTGCAAGCCTGATGGAAAAATCCCTGCGTGATGAACTGAGGGAGGAAGTGGATGATGTTTGGGCAGAACTGCTGGAACATCTTCCGCTTGCATCGGGTCTGACGGATCCTGATCGGCCCAAAGTGCAATTTGCCGCGGTTACGCCGATGTCGACACAGCAGGTGTGGAGGCATGAGCATGGATATTCTGTACGTCATAGCCCCTTGGGGCAGTAATTTGGTAGAATATGCAGAGCGCATTGAGGGGGCGATTGCTTTGGTGTGTTGCATACGCCCATCACCATGTGGCCGCTTTATTGTTGTCGCCACTACTGATAGAACACAGGCTATTCTGTTTCTTGAAGAAGACGGTTTTGATCGCGAGGATATTTTGTAATGAACAATATTGAATTCAAAAAACTGCGCCAGCAGCTTGGCCTAACCTTGGCCGAGCTTGGTTCAATACTAGATACTGACCCACGTACAATCCGAAAGTGGGAAGCCGATGGTGCAGCCAGCACGTCGCGTGATCCTAATCCAATTGCTTGCCGAGTTCTGGAATGGCTCCGAGATGGATACCGTCCGTCACAGTGGCCCGACAGTAAATAATAAACAGTTTGTTTGCCACTTAGATTGATCGGGTCGTACCGGTTCAGGCCGCGTTGCGGCCTGTCTCATTGAGTGTGCAAGCCATTATGTGGCTAAATTTGAAGCCCCATCCGAAAAATAGAAATAAATCCATCTTCGCCCCTTTAGGGGCGGGGGTAAGCAGTGCTGAAACACTGCCTACCATGCAGCAAAGATTAACAAAACTGCATCGACGTCCGCAAAGATATCGCCGCCCGACACTCGCGAGTGTGTCAGCGGCTTAATCTGGAATCATCCAAAATGACAATGGAAAAAGTGCGCGCTGCCGCACCCGTCGCCCCGTGGTTGGGCGGCAAGAAAGCTTTGCATCGTACTCTCATTGAGCGGATCGATGTTATCCCACATAAAACATACATTGAACCATTCGTCGGAATGGGAGGCGTATTTCTGCGCCGATCTTGGCGTCCGCGTCTTGAGGTTGCCAATGATCTCAATGGTGAAATCATCAATCTATTCCGCATCTTGCAACGATATTACCCGCAACTTATGGAAGTTATGCGGTTTCAGATTACGTCACGGCGTGAATTTGATCGCCTGCGGTCCGTGGATCCTGCAACACTGACGGATCTCGAGCGCGCTGCGCGGTTCCTGTATCTGCAACGACTGGCCTTTGGTGGTCAGGTGAATGGGGTTTTTGGTGTTGCGCCAACAAGTGGGCCACGTTTTAGCCTGTCTCGTTTGGAACCGATTCTTGATGCCGCGCACGAGCGCCTTGAGGGCGTTGTGTTTGAGACCCTTGATTGGTCGGCATTAGTGGATCGCTATGACAGTCCTGAATCCTTATTCTATCTGGATCCGCCTTACTTTGGTGGTGAAAGTGATTATGGCAAAGGCATGTTTGGTCGTGATCAGTTTACGAAAATGGCCGATCAGCTTGCGAACCTGAAAGGGGCGTTTCTTCTTTCGATCAACGACACGCCAGAGATCAGAGAGGTGTTCTCAGCGTTTCAGTTTGACGAAGTGCGCCTGAAATATTCCGTAGCGCAGGCTGGTGCAACAGATGCCTGTGAGCTGATCATTTCAAACCGCGAGATCAAGACAGGGTTGTTGTAGTAAAAGCACGTCCTCTCCCGGCTATACATCGGGCGGGAAAGGGTCGCTTTGGGCAGTTAGCGACATTTGCAAAGTCGAGCGTTCGGCACCAGACTAGCCTTAACATTGCTTGCTTTCGCAACATTGCAGATTCACCAAACCAGCCATTCGTGCATGGCGCAGCATTTTGTCGGCTAAAGCGTCGGTGAGCGGACTTTGCCGCCTTCTCTCGGCGATTGATCACAGTTACAGATGGCTTTTCTTGCTAGGACCCAATTACTCTAGTCACGAAAAATGCTGCATCGCACGGATTCCCGTCAGACCCAATACTTCGGAACGCAGGCGCAAATTCTGCAGAAGTTTTGACATCCAACGGGTGACTATTTCGAAACTACCCTTGCAGTAAAGACCAGCTATAAAACATCGTCACAACAAGCGTATAGACCGCAAGAATGACCACATTTACGGGGTTTCCGGACAGTTTCGGTGTCCTAATTTGAGAAACATTCAACCCCGCAAGGCATAGACCACAAACCGCAAGAATGATCGCAAACACTGGGCGCTCAAAATATCCCGCGAACATCATGATGAACACAAGGATGATGCTATTGTTGTCAATCGCAAGCCCCGTATATTTGGCGTCGCCCGACAGCCCAAAAGTGCTGAAATAACTTAGACGGATCGCTCCAAAGACCAACGTCACGAATACAACGGGTAGAAACGCGGCGCTGAAATCGGCGTAACTTAGGATGAGAATGGCGGGCGTCACGCCGTAACTGACAATATCGATCAACAGATCCAGCGTGCCACCAAATGCACGATCATCGCCCGTGCGGCCTTTCATTTTACGCGCAATCAATCCATCGGCCCAATCAAATCCGACGGCCCAAATCATACCGATCATCGCAGCAGGATACAGCCCGATAATCAGAAAGTAGATGGCCAATAACGAACACCCCAAGCCCGAAAGTGAGCAGATGTTAGGCAGATCTTTGATGTAGGATAAGATCGGTGGCTTCGACGTTGCGGCGTTTTCGATTGTCATGAGACATCCTTTGATGGTAGTCGTACGGATAACTTGTCAATATTGACAGGTAATCTCTGCTTTACATTCTGAGTGCATTTGAAACGCGCAGTTTCAAAACATAAATCAACTCCGGACTTCCGAAAGTCTGGAGATATCTCAGCTTAATTGTTTGAAACTACCTAACGTAATTCACGCACACGCGCATTCAGATGCTGTGTGCTACCACCGATGATGTGTGGGCAAAAGGATAAAGAGAAAAATGATTGTCTATACGGTTGGCACGTTCGACTTGCTTCATGTTGGTCACTTGGCATTATTGAAGCACTGCAAATCCTTGGGTGATGTCTTGGCTGTCGGCGTGGCCTCTGATGAGGTTGTGAATATGTACAAGCCGAACGTTCCGGTTGTCCCACTGGAACAACGGGTTGAGATGCTTGAAGCCCTTAGTTGTGTCGACATCGTACGCCCCTATCATGCGCTTGAATACGTTTCGGGCTGCAAAGCTGTGGGTGCCGATATCTTCGTTATTGGCGAAGATTGGGGCAGCAATCCCCACAACCTCGATATCAATGCCTATTTGAAAGATGCGGGCAAAGAGGTCGCGCAGGTGTGCTACAACCCGCGGACATCATCCACAAAAATCAAACAGATGGTTCTGGCGCAATCCCAAGTCCGCACCCAATCACATTGAGACAAATGTTCAAAACACGCCCCCTATCTGTTTCATAAAAGGTGATCTATATGACGGCTCTCTATTCAAAGCCTGACGCGTTCAGCGCAGGCGAATGTGACCGTATTACTGCCGCCATCACGGCCGCTCCATCCAAAGATGCGATGCTTGTGGGTCAGACAAAGGACCAGTTTCTGCGAACCGCAAAGTTGGTTTGGGTTGATGACGTTAACGGTTTGGGTTGGGTCATGGATCGCTTGATAGATATTGTTCGCAAATCCAATGCTGACCAATTTAACTTTGACCTGCGCGAGTTTGCCGAAAGCCCGCAGATCGCAAGCTACAAGGCCTCTGACGGCGGTCATTTTGCGTGGCACTCTGACATTGGTAATGGTCCATTGGCACGCAAACGCAAACTCACGTTGGTGCTACAGCTTAGCGTGCCAAGTTCGTACGAAGGCGGCGATCTAGAGGTTATGCCAAGTGCTCGGGTCTTATCAGCCAACCGCTCCCAAGGGTGTGTCAGCATCTTCCCCAGCTTTGCGCTTCATCAAGTGGTTCCCGTGCAATCCGGTGTGCGCCATTCATTGACGCTGTGGGCCCATGGGCCAGCGTTTAGATGACACGCCTTCCTGCCTTTGATGCAGCGCGCAGCGAGGGCTAGCGACGCAATTTCGTGACGGCGGGCTGTGAACGTCGGCTTTTGCTTATCCCCAGAGAAAACTATGCACCTGCAGAAAACCGCTGGTTCACGACAAACACGTAGGCAGGCAAGGACTGCTTTGGGCTGGGAGCCGTCATAGGCTGCTTTGCGCAGTTAGCCTAACCCATACCAGACCAGCGTTTGATCTGCCTTACAACAGTGAGTGCCTGTTGTTGCCTAAGTGTAGGGTTTGGTTCCGTAAGGGATAGAAAATATTTGGTGCAGCTGGTGTCTGTGAGCTGATTGTCTCAAATCGTGAGGTCAGGACCGGGTTTGCTTTAGTCTGGGGGATTTCTGGGACTCATGTACTATTTTAGTCCCAGATGTTCCCTATTTTTCCCTTTTACAAAAGCAGTAATAAGCTCAAGCTACCAGGGTAACGTATTGCGAATGAAATGAAAAAATATGGAGTGGGTGAAGGGAATCGAACCCTCGTATTCAGCTTGGGGAGCGGTTGCTTTAACTTAGATGGCGTTCGTGTTTTGAAGGGTGCTCATTTTAAGGGGGAGTATTTGTGCCGTGGGACACGCTGTTCGTAAGTTATTGAAACTTAATGAGGACGAAATTCGCGAGGTGGGACAGATACCCTTTGATTTTAAAGGAAAATTACTGAATTTTGGTAGGCCCGGTAGGACTCGAACCTACGACCAAAGCGTTATGAGCGCTCTGCTCTAACCAACTGAGCTACAGGCCCGCCTGCGCCTATCCGTATCATTCTTTCCGGCGGCGTCAAGCAGACAGTTGTTGATTGACGTGACGATTAACAGCTGGGTTTCTACACAATTTTGACATATTTTTATGACTTTTTGACGAAATTGTCAAGGGCGGAGCAAAAATGGGCCAGTGAGGCGGCGTAAAAGTAGGCCAGTTGAGGCGTTGAGTGACGGTTGGTTTGAGGCGTGCGCCCGGGAACCAGCGGCTCGTCATAAAGCAAGCGTGTTCCCGGGCGTATTGCCCCTATTGGGGCAATTTCTGGTCAGTGTTTTTGGGTAGTTTTTCGGCTCTGTCCGAGGCGATAGCTTTCGCCATTCATTTCCAGGATGGAGACGTGGTGTGTCAACCGATCAAGCAGTGCACCGGTGAGGCGTTCGGATCCGAAGGTCTCGGTCCACTCCT